AGAGGACAAGGCAGTTGAAGGAACGTGGCTTAGAGAAGATTGAAGAGCTACTACAAAGAGAGGGGGTGAGTTGATGGAAATTCATAATACCGGTCTCAAGACCAAGCGGGATAATTTCCAGAAGTTTGCAGAATTGCTTGTGAACCAATGGAATCACGGAGGAGACAAGTATCATCTGGAACGGCAGGAGGACAAGGAGTTCACCGATCTTGTCTGTGAAGTGGCGCCGGGTAAAAGCGGTGTCGATTGGGTAATGCAAACTATTGTGAAGTATTGTGGGCGGTTCATAAACTTCGGAAGGGAGAAAGACCTTTTGAAGATTGCGACCTATGCTTACATAGCATGGTTGAAGAAAGGCTATCACTTGCGGGACGCACATGACGAGGACGTTTCCAAGGAAGGTTAGAAGGAGGAGGGCGTACAAAAGGAGAATTTGTATGTCAAAACATAACAAATTAGACGACGATGCTTTAAGAGAGACGGTAGAGACTTACAAGAAATGTGACAGAAAAATCAAAAACACGGCGAAGGAGTTGGGCATTACAAGATCTGCTGTTAGGGGCCGCCTTCGGACAGCGGTGAAGAGAGGGTTTCTTGAAACAGATGAGGCTATGCCTTCCGAGCTGAGGGATCAGATCAGCCGGGATTTCAGCGAAGACAAGGCGGTGGTCACAACGAAGTCCCTGAATATCCAAACAGTGGAACAGGCCCTTGAAGCTGCGGATGTTGATCCTGAATTCTGGCAGGTGGAACGGTTTCAAATCAATTCCTGGGAAGTAACTGTCGGCGCCAGGAATTCGGGTGGGCCGAGGCCAGAGACTTTTACTAACTGGCAAGTCAAGGTGTGGCTTAAGCCGAAGGTGGTGGAGCCCCTGGAAACAGCGATCCGGGAGCTGATCAGGGAGATCCCCAAATTCAAGCCAAGGAAGGTCAAGCCGGCGAAAAGGAAAGCCCCGGACACACCGTATGCTCTGGAAGTGTGCATGTATGACGTTCACTTCGGGAAGATGGCTTGGGGGAAGGAAACGGGGCAAGGCGATTATGATCTGAAGATCGCGGAGAAGTGGTTCATGCAGGCGATGGAAAAGAACCTTTGGCACGCTTCTCCATACAAGCTTTCAAAGATCATTTATATCCTCGGTCAGGATTTGATGCACGCCGAAAACTTCATGCACATGACGCCTTTGGGTCATAACAACCTGGACGTTGACTCCAGGCTTCCGAAAATCTACAAGACGGCAAAGGCAGCTACGTTGAAAGCCCTCTATATGTGCCGGGAAGTGGCGCCCGTCGAGGTCCTCTGGATTCCTGGCAACCACGACATGCACGCCAGTTTTTTCCTATCCGAAGTCATCAAGGAACATTTCAAGAACGACAAGTTTGTTGAGGTGGATAATACCCCGCCTTGGAGAAAGGCAAGGCTGTGGGGCAATTTGCTGGTAGGGTATACCCACGATGCCTCCAAGAGGCAGGCGAATGTTGTGAACATGCTTCCTCAGTTTTGGCCCGAGCTGTGGGGAAAGAGCAAGTTTCGGGAATGGCATGTGGGACATAAGCATAAGAAGGACGAAGTGAAGTATCAACCCACGGCTACGGTTGGCGGTGTGGTCATTCGTCAGATTGCGACCCTGAGCACGATTGATGCGTGGCATTATCAAGAGGGGTTTGTGGATGCCGTGCCTGCCGGGGAGAGCTTTCTTTGGACAAAGGACTGCGGCGTGTGCGGGCATTTCACGGCAAACGTTTTTGGGGAGAAGTGATATGTGGGGACATTTGATAAATCTTATTTTGCTGGCAGCAGTGAGCTTTGTACAGAACATGGCCTTTACCCTCTCGAGCCGAAGCCGAAATTCGGGGGATCCGAATTATCATCGTTTCGCGGCGTGGGGCTCGAATGGTATTTGGTTCATGTGTCAGGTGTTGATTGTGAAGAATATTTGGTCGGCGATCAATACCGGGGAATGGTGGTATGTCGTTGCGGCCGGATCGATCTACACCGTGTTTACCGCTGAGGGAAGTGTTGCCATGATGAAATACCTCTTGAGGAGCGAGAAGGGAGAGAGACGTGTCGGGGCGTACAGCAGAAAATGAAATGCAATCAATTGCATTGTCTCAGGGAAGCCTTTTGTGGTTCCCGAAGGAGGCGTTTGTGCCTTTGCAGATAGGAAAACGGGTGGAATCTGTGTTAAGGCGGAGGGGTATTACCAAAGAGGATACTTTCTATTCTGAGTACGTGCCGGAGCTCGGAGACATAATTTATGTCTGCCCTTATAAACCGATGAAGAACTTTTCGGATCCGGGGCCGTGGGGATTGGACGAAGAGATTCGGATTCTTGGGACCGATCTTTGGAGCAACGGACACGCCTTTATCAGGGACCGTACGATGCGCTATGAATGGTATAGGATCGAGCAGGTCGGTCCAGGGGCGCTTTTCCTGTTGCAGCAGCCGGGAGATTCTGTGAAGAGTATGATGCTTTTCTATGACCCGAGGATTTATCATGCTCCGTTGATTGAGGTTGATTCGTTTGGGGTAGTCCGTCATTTTGACGCACGTTACGTTGATGTGATATTTACAAGGTATCCTGAATCTCGGTGTACCCTGAACTGGCTGATTTCGAGACTCGTGTTTCATAAAGAGAAAGAGTTCGTGGCTTCTTTGGGCTGTTTGGGGTTGAATGAGGTCGCGTGGCTAAGGGCAAGGGAGGTGATGGCAAAAAGATGCGCAGAATCGTAGGCATTGACCCGGGTCTTACTTGCACGGGAGTATGTGGCATAGACGGTATAGCGATGACGCCTCTATCCTTCAAAACAAACAAGAAGATGGGTCCGGACTTCAAAAGGCAGAAGGAATTGATCAGGATGGTTGGTTCCTGTTTGAAACCCGGAGACGTGGTTGTGTATGAAGACTTTTCGGGAGGGAGATGGCAACCGTCGGGAAAGTTTATCGAAAGAATTGAATTGCTCGGCATGATGAAGCTCGTGTTTCAAAGAAAGACCGGGCTTCCTTATCTTGTGTGCAGGCCGAATCACATAAAAATGTTTGTAGCCAACAAAGCGTCGGCCTCCAAAGATGAAGTGAAAGTGGCCGTGAAAAACCTTTGGGGCTGCCCCGTGAAAAATCAGGATGAAGCGTACGCAGCAGCGTTGGCAATGGTGGGCGCAGCCCTTGTCAATGGGAATGTGGATTTGAAAGGGAAGCGGGAAAAAGCCGTCAATTCCGTGTTGGACTACAACGGAAATCACGCCTGTTTGAAAGCCATTAAGTTCCTCAATAGCTGATTTGACAATCCGATGCAATCAATTGCACAATGAGTTAAATTTTCAGAAGGGGGGATTTCAAATGGGCAATGGCGTATCTGTTTTTCTTGATTCGGGCTATCCTGTTTTATACATGCCGACTGCGGAACAGGAGCGAGCCCTTCATGAGTTGATGGAGGACTTGAAGGCAAACAATCTGGCGAACCAGTTGCAGATCTATTTATGGAAGTCCACCATCGGTCTTTATCCTTACAGATCAGACAGTCCGGAGGAGGAAAGGGTTGCGGGAGATCTTCTCGAGACCCTGAAATTCATAGCTTCCGGCACTGACGGGATGCCACAGCAGGATCATTTATATGTCCTTTTCAATCCGAAGGACTTCCTATCGACACCCCAGGCCAAGCAAGCCTTTAGGGATGCCGCCTATGCAATCCGGACCGTGAGCAGCCATATCATCTGTATCGGGGCAACCTATGAAGTGCCTGAGGAACTGGACGATGTTGTTACGATGGTTGACTTCGACCTCCCCGACAAGGAGCAAATCAAGACTCTGTTTTCCGGTATCGTTGACAAGTACAAAGACAAGCTCAAGCTGGAAGTCAAAGCGTCTGATCTTGACATGGCAGCCGAGAATACTCTTGGGCTTACCATGTTGAAGGCTGAGAATGCTATATCACGGTCTCTTGTTGAAAGCCGGGGGCTTGATCTGGATTTGTTGCGGATGGAGAAGCAACAGGCGGTGAAGCAATCGGGGGTTCTTGAATATGTTCCTCACGTGGAGTCGATTGAGACCTTGGGCGGTTTTGATGTCTTGAAAGAGCATGTGTCCAAGCGAAGGAAATACTATGAGAATGTTGAGGAGGCGACCAAATTTGGGCTGAGGCCCCCGAAAGGGGTCATGCTCGTTGGGTTGCCGGGGACAGGGAAGTCTCTGGCGTCGAAGACAGCATCTTATATCTTGGAACTGCCTTTGTATCGGTTCAATATGGGCGCTCTGTTTAAGGGCATCGTTGGGTCGTCGGAGGCGAACACAAGGAACAATTTGAAGCTTCTCGAACGTGTGGCGCCATGTGTTGTTGAGTTCGATGAATTCGAGAAGGGCTTCGCCGGGCTAGAAAGTTCAGGCAAGACAGACTCAGGTGTGACAAGTCGAGTCGTCCAACAGATTTTGACCTGGATGCAGGAATGCACGAAACCTATCTATAAATTCGCCACTTGTAATACGATCAGGAATCTTGATGGAGCCCTGTTCAGGCGTGGCCGGTGGGATGGTGTGTTCGGGGTTGAGCTACCGACTTATGAGGAAAGGATTGAGATTTTTGCTATCCATCTTACCAAGCGGGGCAGGGACCCGGAGGAGTTTGACCTACAAAAGCTGGCTACGAAGTCTGTCGATTTCGTGGGGGCTGAGATCGAGTCTGCGGTAGATGACGCAATGTATACTGCCTACGATGAGGGCCGGGACATTGCGACGGATGATATCGTGAAGGTGTGTAAGGACCTTATTCCCCTCTCCAAAACAGACAAGGAAGGCATACAAGCATTCCGAACCTGGATTGACAGCAGGGCAACCCGGGTCAGCTCGGGGAGAAGCAAAGCAGCACAGAAGGGGAGCGGCAAGAAGGGTCGATCACTGCGGGTGTTTACCAAAGAACAAAAGACCGTCCACTAAAAACCGGGGGGTTTTGGGAGTTCTTAGCCGGGCTCCCGAATCCTATCCTTTATAAAAGGAGAAAAACTCGCATCCTGGAGCTGATTTGAGAGCCAAATTCAGATCTGATTCCAGCCGATTATGTAAATATCCGAAAAAACTTGAGAATCCGAGATTTTTTACTTGACGCCAGATCCGTCCATTTGGTAGATTGTTAGTGTTTTCAAAAACTTATGCGTGAAAGGGGGTATTGCAATCAATTGCATTTGAAAAACAACAAACAATAAACCAAAAGAAGGAGGACGATTATGAACCAAAATCCTGTGTTTGCGTTAGGTGAGTTGCTTCTTTTTCGTCAGGGCTTTGATGGGGCAGCCCAGGAGCAGCTCGATGTGGAAAGCCGTATTGCTAATAAGGCCTGGAAAGACGACGAACTTGTGATCAAAAGCCAAGTTCATGTCAAGTGCCCACAGCTTTTTTGGAGCCCGAGAACGGTTGATAAGGTGAACGCTCCGTGGTATATGGCAAGCGGTAGGCTGGTCTGCGGGAAGAAGACCTTTATTAACCATTATATCATGGCGAGGACTGACGAGATTATCCAGGGGAAAAAACGCCGGGAAAAATTGAGTCGGCTGGCTAAAGAGCGGTTTACCAAGAAGGGCAATGGGGGAAACGGGACTCCCACGATCACAATTGCGATAGGAGCTCAGGCTTCCTGATGCAATCAATTGCAATTTGACATTCGGATTTTTGGCAAGTATCATGAGTTTGTGATTTGAAAGGGGTAGGGTGTATGCCTTTTCAGCAGGGAAAATCTATTCAAACTTTTTAAGGAGGTTTCTTATGGCAAAGAAAAAGGGAACAGCGAAAAACACAAAAGCGAAGGGGAAGGCCAAGAATACCAAGGCCGAAGAGCAGGGCCAGAAGGCACTAGCTCCCAAGAGTCAGGGGAAGATTAAGACCAAGGCTCAGAAATGCCGGGAGACGATTGAAAGTGCCATGACAGGGATCACCAAGAATTTCTTTGAACTGTCGGCGGCGCTGAATGAAGCCTATGGCAATGACTATGCCGCAATATGGGGCTTTGAGAATTTCAGGGCCTATGTGGAAGAACAGTTGGAAATGAAGTACAGAAGGGCCATGTACCTTGTTTCCTGCGGTCAGGCCATTGAGAAGCTTGGGCTGAAACCGGCTCAGGTGGAAAAGATTGGCTGGACACGGTTCAAAGAGGTCGCTCCAAGGCTTCTGGAGAATCCGGACGCCGCCAACAAGTATCTTGACATGGCCGAGAAAATGAGCACAAGCGAGCTCAAGGACGCCCTCAAGGAGGAAGACGGTGTCAGCACTTCCAAAGAGCGGAAGGGGCAGGCCGCAATGATGCGCCTCTCCATGAAGTTTGAAGGGGACGCCATGAGCGTTGTCTCAGACGCCCTGAATTTGGCCTACTCTGAGCTTGGGTCGGAGGAAGTCGGCTCGGCTTTCAACCATATCTGCGCCGAGTGGCTGATGACCAAGGGAGGCTCTGTCGAAGGGGTTGCCCTTGAGGATTGGCTGACCTATCTTGAGAAGACCTATGGGGTGAAGCTCCAGAAGGTCGAGGGCGATGAAAGCATTGATGCCCTGCTCGGTGAGGGTGAAGGGGAAGTCGCCCAAACGGATGACGAGGATGCCGAGCTTGAGGCCCTCTTGGGCGGCGAGGCCTAAAAATCAGTAGGGGATACCAGGGGACGCCCTGGTTCCCCTTTTTTATTTCATTGGAGGTTAGGCGACGATGACTATGGAGCGGTTTGTGCATAATGGTCGGGAGGCAGCTTTGAATTATTTGGAGTTCCTACTTGTGAACAATGATATAGATAGGCTCCAGGGCGAGTTGCGTGGGCTTGTATGCAATCACTATTGGTGGCTTGCAGGGGAGCTTTATGACGTTGAGGGAAAGCTCGGTTGGTGTCCTGGTCATTTGGACGACGACGAAGACCATGATCTCGACTTGGTCAAGGCGGAGGATGGGTTGCGGGACTTTATCTGTCTTTTGACAGAGATACCAAAATCCGATGCTGTCGAGGACCTGATTAGTACAGCTTTTGACTATACAAACGTGACTCTCGAAGCCCGGGCTGTCAGGTATGTCCTGGACAAAGCGGAGGCGTGGAATCCGAATGTGTCCATTTGGTATGTGTATGACAGGATAGTGGCGAAAGGGACCGTGTATCAGATCGCAGCAGCCAGGGAATATCTCTACTACTACACGGAGAACAAAGGCGATCCTAATGTGGCTCTGGCAGGTCTGGTTTTGATTCTTGCCAGGAGGCTTGATCAACATAAAGTTAAGGCGGAAGTGTCGCTCTTGAAGCGATTTGAGAGTTTGGATTATTGGGGCTATGTCGGAAGTGCAATCAGTTGCAACGTTCAGGAGGAAGCGGTAAATCTGTGATCGGGGGTTGAGATGAAATGAGCAACGACATACTTGAGGGGTTTCTATCTACGCCTCGCATAGCTATGACCGTCCCGGAGGATGGTTCAGTTTATTGCGAGGTGTTTGATTGGGCGTGCCCTGTGTCAAAAAACGGGCGTCTTGTGGTTATGATGCCGGCGGGGTCCAAGGTCTTGTCTTTGATTGAATCCGGTATTTTGAAGGTCGGTGTGAACAGCATGGATAGCACCTGGAAGGGAGGCAATGCGGAACCCTGTTCTGATGATCCATTAGCTGTGGTGGGCGCAGTCAAAACGGCAATCTGCGAGCCTGAATATGCGTTTAGACCGACGGAACAATATACCCATTACCTTGTGACGATGCGTGTTTTGGAAGTGAAAGGAGGTATTGCGTAATGACGGAAAAATCTGAATACAAGGTCATCCCGGTGGATCAGATCGTTCCCAACGATTGGAATGCGAACGAAATGGACGACTTTCTGTTCAACCAGCTTTCCGAGGATATCGGTGACGAGAATGTCGGCAACCTGCAACCTATCCTTGTGGCGCCAAATGAGGACGGAAGCTATCGTATCATAGACGGGGAGCACAGGTATGAAGCGGCCAGGCTAAATGGCGACACTGAGGTCCCTTGCATTGTTGCCAAGGGCAAGCTGGCCGAGGATGAAGACAGCCAGAAATTCCAGACTGTGCGGATGAACAAAATCCGGGGTCGTACAAATCAGAAGAAATTCATTGAGCTGGTGAAAGACCTGAGTAAGCGGCACACACTTGAGGACATGGCAAGGAACTTGGTTTTCGAGGATCCGAGCGAGCTCGAGGCGCTGATTGAAAATGCCAGGAAAAGCCTCTCACCGGAAATGAGAAAGGAGTTCGACAAGGCGAAGGAAGAGATCAAGACGGTGGAGGACTTGTCGTTGGTGCTGAACAAATTGTTCACGCAATACGGCAAGACGCTGACGCACAATTTCATGATCATGGATTTCGGGGGAAAGAAGCATTTGTGGGTCCGGTTCAAAAACGCAAAATCTTTCAAGAAGATAGCGGCAAAAGCGAAGCTGTGTTTAGACGAGGATGTTACTTTCGACTCGGTTGTGGTCGCTGCGGTTGAGAAAATCGACAAGAAGTTCCTTGAAGGGAATAAGGATTCGCTAGAAAAGCCAGAACCCGACGACGAGGTGGTCTGATTTGCTTTTGCTCTCTCACTTCGGTAGTATGAGGCTTTATGATTTTCGGGATGGAGGAGAGCATGGACAAAACAGCGTGGTTGTATGGAGCGAGGAGCGGGATTCAAAAAGGGGTCAGGCGTGGTGATGCTTCTCTCGTGAAGACCTGCTTCGATGGCTTGTGGAATGCCCCCGAGCATAAAAAATGGCTAATCTGGCGCATCCCAACGTTTGTGGTAGAGGATTGCTGGATTATGGCGGGGGAGCTTAATCGGTATCTAAACCTCACAAAACGCAAGCCTGACAAGGAGCAAATGGAGCTGTGGCGCAAGTTTCTCATGAATCTGACTATTGCCTTGAAGAACAAGGATGCTAACTGCCTTATGTCTCGCGCTGTGCTGAAAAGCAATTATAGGGGCAGTGTTGAAATCAAGGCAGCCAGAAAGGTCTACAATTATATTGTTAGGAAGGCCGGACATGAATCTCCTGATAAGGTGCCTCTTGTAGAGCTCCAGAAGATGTTAAAGAGCCTCCGCGATCTTACTGAATATGAAGAAGGGGCGGTGAATGCCGCCAACAGGCGGTTAAGGTCCGGTGGTATGGTGTCTGATAGATGGGCCGCGGTAGGAACGATTCTCTTGGTTTATCTTCGCGGTCTGCCTGAGAATCAGGTTCTCAAAATGCTGGAAAAGCAAAAGGACGCGTACAAAGGGACTTCTGTTAGGAAGGTAAAACTTCCTTGGTATGCTTTTGATATGCACACAAGGCCGGGCCTCAGAGCTATGAATGCCTGGATGAAGCACTATAATTCCTATGGGATGGACCGAGGTCAGTTCAAAAGAATTTTCTTTTGGGCTGAATCTGCAAAGATTGGAGCTAAGGTGAGGGCCAAACAGGTTAAGCCTGATTCTGTTGAGATTGCGCGGTTCAATCAAGAGATGTGGCGTCGAGTGGATAGGGATCATTGCTTATCGTTTGAAACGATATCGCCTACCAAAATGCTTAAATTATGGGAAGAGAAACACAGAGGAGAGATGAAGAAATTGGTTGAATGGTCGTTAGGAAAGGTTTGATCTATGCGAGTTCTGGTTCTTACCGAGCTGTACTCCGCTGATCAATTCACGGGGATCAGCTTGGTGAATATGCTTATGGATATGATCAAGGCCGTGAATAGTGTCCGATCTGATATTGATTGGTTCTTCGGTGTGCCGTCGTCCAGGGATAAATGCAGGTGGTCGGAGGAAGACTTTGCCCACCTTGATTACGTTCAGCCGGTGCCAATTTTGACGGAGGGGGCGAAAGGGGATGCGACTGCCTTCTCCGGTCTTGCTCATCCTTACATGGGGCCGAAGTGCTTCGATTTTTTTACACGACAAGAGTTCCGTCAGTTTGACGCAGTTGTTATTGCTTACGTGTCCGTAGCTCCGGTTCTGATGCAGGCAGAATATGGGGCTGGTCATTATTATGGTATCCCTAAGGCGGGGATGCCCGGGCTCGTGTATGTAGCCGGGGAGACAATAAACGATGTTACGTTGCCGAAACTAGCGTCGTTTGTCGGTAGGATAACAAGGGTCGAAAGCATGGCGCTGAGCGCGGTGACTGTGGGTCTGACACCGATTGATGTTAGGACGCTTCAGCAGGAGGCAAGAAGATTTCTTTCTCCTGCGATGGCTAAGAAGGTCAAAGTAGAATGGTCTTTGCCGGTGGTTGATCTGGAAAGGATTCCTGTATATGAAAGACCCGCTGGTCGATGTACCTTTTTCCAGGGAGGGACCTTTGAGGCGAGAAAACATCCAAATTTCCTGGTAGACACGGTGGGAAAGATTCAGGCAGCCGGCAAGGATGCTACTGTGTTCTTTACTACTCAATGGCGCAAGGCTCAGAAGGAATACAAGGTTCCTTATGTTACGGTTGAAACCGGCTGCAACAGGGAACGGTATTTGAAGGCTCTTGAAGCTGGAGATTTCATCAATGTCTACATGGACTATGAAGGGACGGGACTTGCGTGGACGGAGGCTATTGCGTCCGGAATGGTTCCGCTTGTAATGAAGAAGCCTTGGAATCAGGGGAGGTTCCCTGACGATTATGCCTTCCTGTGCCGTAGCGAGCGTGAGCTCGAGCAGGCTATGTTTTATTGCGCTTCCAATCCGAAAGAGGCCAAAGAAAAGGGACAATCTGCAATTGATTTTACCCGAAAGATTTATGACTTGAGAAAGGCGGGCACGCTGTGGGGAGATTTTTTGGATTCTGCTTCGAAGGCCAGAAATACTGATACGTGGGAGAGATCCAATAAGCACTTTATGACGAAGCTCGTAAAAGAGGCCTTCGGAAAATTGAAGAGCCCTTTTGACTTGGATGACTTGCTGGAGGAAGTATCGAGGTGTTCCAAAAACTTGAATATGTCAAAGCTGCGTTCGTACCGTTGGTATGTACGGGCCGTGGCCTTAAGCCTTGGCGCCAGCGAGTTCCGATCTGAAGACGGCGAGTTGAGGATGCAACCGATTGCACTAAAAGAGAGGGGGATTTAATGAATGTCTTAATGATCCCGCAGCTACATGCATCGAAGGATCTGTTCGGGATCTCCGTTGTGAATTTTATGGTGAGTGTTGCCAGAATGGTGAATGTTGTCCGTTCGGACATCACGTGGACGCTTGCCGTGCCGTCCTCTGACAAGTATCATCATTGGGATGAATCCAAGCTTCCAGAGCGCATGACGACATTGCCGATTCTTCCAAAACACGGATCTATGATTGGAGGGGGGGAGAACGACGGGTTTGCTGGAGAGCATCATGCAATTTATTCGGCCGAGGCGTTCAAGTTCTTTGCTTCTGAAGAATATCTGAAGTTCGACGTGGTGTACGACCGGTTCTGCCATTGTTGCTTTCTACCCACGTTCCAGGCATACGGGAGACGGATTGGTTTCAGGTTGGACCCGGAGCCTGTCGAGCCTACTGTGATAAGCATGTGTTCCGAGACGGCGACGTGTGGGGTGATGACTAAGCTCAAGTACCGTGTCGGGGATATGATGATGGCCTTTGGCGCCGCGGCCGCTAAATTTAATGTGGTTCTGATTGACGAGGACTACGCGGAGCTCCAAAAATTGGGCCAGCGGTGGTTGAGCCCGTCCGAGAGAAAGAGGCTGCGGGAGTCGATGCGTAAAGCTGTGCCGGCGGTTGATGTAGAGGACGTACCTGAGTATGAAAGACCAAAGGACCGGGCGGTCTTCTTTCACGGCGGGTCGTTCAGCAGTAAGAGGCACCTGCCTGACATTGTGAAGATAGTGGAAAAGGTGGGGGCGGTATGCCCCGACACTCGGTTCATTCTTGCTACCCAGACTCCAAGGACCAGGCTTAAATCCTCAGGTGCATGGTGGGATAGGCCGAACGTTGAGGTCCGCCCGGAGTGCGGCCGTGAGGAATATTTTGAATCTCTAAAGGATGGCGATTTCGTGGTGTGCTACGTGGATTGGGAGACTACGGGGCTTTCCTATATTGAAGCCGTTGTGTCTGGAATGACGCCGATTTTTGTCGCACGGAAATGGAATGAGGATTGGTGTCCAGAGGGTTATCCGTTTCGTGTCAAGGACGCTGAGCTCGAGCGAGCTATGCTGTTTTGCGCGAGGCATCCTGCAAAGGCGAAGAAAATCGGCCAGCAGGCAATCGAGTTCTGTCGGGAAAAGTATGATCGTTTGAGGCAGGGCAGATGGTGGAGTGATTTGTTAGATGAGGCATTGGAGGATCGGATCCGGCGATGCGGGTCGTACATGTTCGACGATGTCTTCAAAGAGGTCTTAGCAGGACTTGGGGATGAATTTTCCGACAAGGAATTCTTAGAAGCTGTCCAAGAAAAGAGCAGAAAATTCACCCCGGCCTTTTTCAAGAGAAACTGGCACAGGATACGTGTTCATTTGATGCGGCACGGAGCGCTGTCCTTGCCAGAAGGGAGGTGGCGCAAATGTACGTAGGTTTTGGCGTGCCGTGGGTGGCATTGACTCCAGCGAAGCTCTTCGGCGATTCGGGTTTCCTGTGCATCTATGAACCGTTGGTGAAGGTATACGAACGGCATGGCTACAAGAGTTTGATCTATCTTGACGTGAGTTACAAGGAGGTGTTTGATAAAGCGAATGACCCGAAAAAGACAGGAGTTCAGGCTGTCTATTCGGATATTCACAAGAATCTCGGGAGGTCGGTGTCGCAGCCTGTGTGTGATTCTGCGGCGAATGAACATTTGGACTCGTTGATTCCTGTGGATTACATTATTACGAACAAGAGCTTTATCTTTCCTCAGTTGGTTGGTCAATCTGTTGGGACCAAGTCCACGAAGTTAGGCACGCCTGTCGTTTATGTTTGCCTGAACGCGGGTAAGGATAACGTGGCTGACCCTCTCAAGAAGACACGGATTGTAAAGAGGACAGGTTACATAAACGATGCGAACTGCATTGATCTTTACATGGAAGCATGCACCTATCTGACGGCAAGTTACACGGTCTGGACAACTGAGGACCAGCGAAGGCGGGGGATGGCAATCGCCAGGCGCTTTTTGTCTCCGTCTGAGGTAAGGAGGGTAGAGAAGCATTCAATGGTCAACGGCTGCGGGATCTATGATGGTTTAAAGGGTTTTCAAATTCCTGATGACAAAGTGCGAGAGTGGTTCAAGGCTCCTAAGGAAAACGATGATTTTGCTGTAACCTATCTTGGCCGGCCGACAAGCAATAAGAATGTGAGTTTCATTGCTGATACAGTGATGCCGATGTTCGCTCTTCATGGAATCAAGCTCGAGACTCGAGGGATGGCAAAGGGGAGCGTTCTTCCGACCCGGACTACTTCGGAAGATTTCCACAATTTTATAACAACCGAGAGGCTCGGCAAGAAAACGGCCAGCCGGGATGATTATGCCGGCAAGGTGTTGCCTGGAATAAACTGTCTTATGTATGCAAGTTTCGTGGAGGGGTACTCGATCCTTCCCCGGGAAGTGATCTACATAGGGAGGCCAGCTCTGCTCCCGAGAAGACAATGGGCGTTGACGATGGTCGGTAAAGACTATCCTTTTCTTTACAAGGACCAGACAGAAGCGGTTACTCTGATCAAGAAGATCCGGAGTGGGAAGGTTACGGACTCTGAGGTCAAGAGGTTCCTGGACGTGAGAAGGAATGGGTTCACGTGTGAATTTCTGGCTGATACAGCGGAAAATCTTTTCCAGGTGTGTAAGGGGGCCGTGGATGACAGGCTGGCTTGTTTCCAACCTGAAAGAGCGACAAAGTTGACCGAATTCTTTGAGAAGATCGTAAAGAAGGGGGAGGAATTCGAGTTCAAGAAACTTATCAAAACAGACTTCAGACGAGCGGGTTTTGGGATAGGCGGGAGGAGTAGAAGAGCGTTGCATCCTGATGACGTGTTTTGTCTGCTAAGGAAAAGGATTGAGTGTGTAGATCCAAAGCGGGGAGTGTTCCGTCGAATTCAATAGATCGCTTTGGAGGTTATATGTCTGAGAACGCGGTGAGGTTTACTGGCGCCGAATTGGTGAAAAGGCTTCGCGGTGCGGTCTCCCCCAAAAAGGGGATGTCCGCGGTTACGAAGAAAGGCGCGACTCTGTTATCCAAATTGGAAGACAGGGAGCTGGTTGAGCTTTTCATTCAAATTCATATAAGGAAAGTCGGCAGGGAAAAGATCCTTGAAAGGTTGGGACAGATCCTCGGCAAAAAGGTCCGCACGAAGAAGGACCTTCTTTCTTTGGTGGTCGGGATACAATGGTTCGAAGAGGTCACGGCCACGCTGATCGAAGAAGAGGATTTGTTTAGCGAAGAAGTTCTTAAAAAGGCGCCGGAAGTTGACGAGGTGAAATGGCTTGATCGATTGTGTGAGCTCCAGGCGGCTGACCTGAAAGAGCTCATGAGTGATCTAAAGGGAGCCCCGATTCTGACTAAGATCAATGAGTTGAACCAGAGCAGGAAGTTGCTCGCGGAGTTGGTCAGTCGTAGGGCGGATAACGCGATCAAGACCGGTAAGAGACAGGCCCCTGATGTGAATGTGAAACTGGACGCTGGATTCCGTGGAATGATGAGGGGGGCGGACGATGCCGAAAGATCCAAGATGGTAAAGGTGATTGATCTGTTCTTGGAAACGTTCGAGAAATTTGGAGAGGATGATGGAACTGATTCAGACGCAGAGTGATGATCGTCTGATACCTTTAGAGGAGGCAGAGGGAGCCTTCCATCGACTCGCCAAGAAGTGCAAAGTAACTCACGACCCTTTTATCTACGCGGCGCTTGATTTGCTCAAGAAGCTCTCGGTGGACTTAGGCGTCGGTCCTGTGATCCCTTATTGTGAAGTCAAAGGGGTTATGAAAAAGTTTGGGCGGGCCATCGAAGACGATGATGCGGGAGTTCTGACTATCCAGGAGGGTCTAAGGGTCGATAAGGTTGTCGGGATTGAGGAGTTCATTGTTTCCAAAGAGTATATGAGCCTTAAGCGGGTTATCCGCCCGAGGGTGCTCAAGGAACTTGTAGGTCTTTTCGAAGATGATTATTCAGACGAGTACATGGAGGTAGCACTTGCCGGCGGTATCGGTTGGGGGAAATCCTTTTTCTCTCAGTGCGGTATCGCTTATCTTCTTTACGTTCTTTCCTGTTTTCACTGCCCACAAATCGAATTCGGGCTGGCGCCCGGAACGTCCATTGTCTTTGTCATGCAGAGCGTCAAGCTGGAATTGGCTAAGAAGGTCGCCTTCAACCAGTTCGGCGGGATGTTGCGACAGAGCAGATACTTCACAAAATACTTCCCTTACGTCGAAGGGATCACGTCCGAGCTACGATTCCCCAATGAAATTTTTGTTTTCCCGATAAGCAGCTCCGACACGGCAGCTCTTGGTCTCAATGTCTACGGAGGCATGATCGATGAGTTGAACTTTATGAGCGTCGTGGAGAAAAGCGAGAAGGTAAAGATCAAACGCTCGGGAAGGGAAGAGTACGATCAGGCGGAGAAGCTTTATACCACTATTCAACGAAGGATGAAATCAAGGTTTCTCTTTGCCGGGAAGGTGCCGGGGAAGCTGTTTCTGATTTCGTCTGCCAATTATCCCGAAGACTTCATGGACCGTAAGATCAAGGAGTCAGAGAAGGAGACCCAAGAGAAAGGAAGGTCGTCGATCTATGTTGTGAATATGCCTCAGTGGGAGGCCTTCGAAGGTCTCGGTCGTATCTCTGAGGAGACGTTCCTTGTTGAAGTCGGTGACGCCGCAAGAAGGAGCCGTATCATTGAGTCTCGGGAAGAGGCGGTGGAGCCCAAGAGCGTGATCGAGGTCCCGGTGGATTACAGGCACGACTTTGAGCAGGACCTTGAAGGGGCGATAAGGGATCTTGCCGGTATACCAATTGGAGGGGTTGACAGCTTTATTAAGCAGCGGGAGATGATTGAGGCCGCGGCCAGGGCGCACGAGGAATTGTTTGAGGGGAAGCAACTTTTTACTCGAGCGCAGGTGGAGATTTCGACCTTCGAGAATTCTATGCACGCGCTGATTGATAAGGACTATCTGGAAATGCTTCTGGACAGGAAGGTGTTCTTCACGGCGCACGTGGACTTGGCATTGACCGGGGACTCTTGTGGCTTAGGGGTGAGTCATTTCCACGGATACAAGCATGTCGGGAAGGCATGGAATTGGGATGAGGCTACACAGAAGTACGTTGAGATGCCGGCGGGTCAATATCCTTCCTATTGTGTGGATGGGGTGCTGGAGATTATCCCTCCCATGAACGATGAGATTGACACGAACCTTGTATCTGATTTGATCGGTGTGATTGCCGGGCACGTTAATCTTGTCTATGTCACGGCGGATCAGTTTCAAAGTGCCAGTTTACTTCAGAGGGCACGGAAGATGGTTAATGCCTTCAGGAGACGGATCCGTTCTGCAACCCTGAGCGTTGATGCGAATATCGGCCCCTATGCTGAATGCAAGCAGGCGTTTCGGGACGGGAGGATTCTCTTACCAAACGTGGAAAGGGTTAAGAAGGAATTTCGGGATCTGCAATTAGATTCCAAAAAGATGAAGGTCGATCACCCGCCGGGAGGCTCAAAGGACTGCTCTGACGGCGTCGCCGGTAGCGCTTACGTAATCTTTATTAAGAAGCGGCCGATTGGAGTGACGGGAGGTCAGGATGATAAATCAAAGCA